CCAGAACGAGTCGGGCATATTCGCCCAGAACGAGTAGGGCATCTTCGCCCAGAACGAGTCGGGCATCTTCGCCCAGAGCGAGTCGGGCATATTCGCCCAGAGCGAGTCGGGCATCTTCGCCCAGAACGAGTAGGGCATATTCGCCCAGAGCGAGTCGGGCATCTTCGCCCAGAACGAGTCGGGCATCTTCGCCCAGAACGAGTCGGGCATATTGGAACCACTCGACAGCTTGGCTCTTATGTCAGAGATCAATTCATCTTTCCTGCTCATCTCGGTTTTCCTTCCTGATTTGCGGAACTTGTTTGGTGCGCGGTCTGCCCTCGATCATCCAAAGCCCGGTACCATAGGCTTCTTCAACTCCACGGCAGCTATGTGTACATGACGACTACGCCCCGCCGCGCATCTCCCGGCCAGCTTACCCCGAGGGGGATGGCCGGAACTTGTTACCAGAGTTCTGGTGCCTGCTCTGGCTGAGTCTGTTGTGCTGGCTGCTGCTCTTCTTCGGGATCTGATACAAGCTCGCGGCTTCCCTTGGCGCGACTTTCCCTCTCCGCCTGCTGCTGCTCCTGCGCAGTTTGCGACTCTTGCCGGGCCTGCTGCTCGGGCTGCGCCTTCTCTTTCGCCGCATTCGCCCGCTTCGCCACCACGGCCTTGACGGCATCGGTCTTGGTCGCAGAGCTATCAATGATCGCCCGCGTCTCGTGAGTTACGTACTCGGGACTGCCCTCAATCGTCTGCGCCTCGTCGCTGTCGATGATGCCACTGACCGAGAACGCCACGCGGGCACATTGCACGAACGCCCGGTTGCGCGTCATGCGGATGGGCATGGTGTTCCATGGAATCGTATCCCGCCGGCACTCATGGGTGTACTCGGTGACCACCACAGGCAGCGCGCAGTCCTTGCGGTGGATCTTGCACGTCACCGCGCGGATAACTCCCTTGTCGTCGAAATGCTCCTCGAACTCGATGCCGTTCAGCTCGGACTGGCGATTGACGATAGCTGCCCAGCCGTCCACGCCGACCACTACGAGGAGCTTTCCCTTGGACCGGAAGGCGTATATCTCTTTGGTGAAGGGGTTGAGGTTGTAGGCGTTACAGACGATCAGCGCTGCCGCCGTCTCTTCCTGGCTCAATGGTGGCTCGTTGCCTGCCTGCTTGAAGACAGTGGCGGCCACGATAGCCAGCACCTTCTGGGGTTCAACATCGTACATCGTCGCAAACTTTGCGATGACGCCCTGCCGCTGCGGAGTTACTGCCAACTGTGTGTCTGCCACTGGATCACCTTGCCTTTCACTGAATGGTTTGGGTTATCGGTTGCGGAGGCTTCGGTGCCTCAATTATTGTTCCAAGCACGGCCGACAGCGCCATTGCTTCGATCTCCCGGTAGGTTGCGCCCTGCCATCCACACGCCGGGCATGTCTTGTCTGGACCCTCGAAGATAACTGCGCACTTCGCGCGAAGGCAGACCATTGCGAGTTCGGGAAGGATGGTAACTCTCATTTCTTCCACCACGCTTTGAGGTATGCCGAGTTTTGCTTCTCTTCCGTGTGCTTCTTGATGATATCGGCGGAAGAAATGGCATTCCCGGCGCGCGCGTCGTCGTAGAGAGCGGCTAACTCGATCATAGCCGCCTTCTCGTCTGTAACAGGCTTCTTCTCGGGCCTCACCCATCCACACGTCCCAAACGGAGTTACCACCTTCTGCGCATCCCCCACCAGCGCCCGAAGTTGGTTGTTCGCCAACTGCTTCTGCTCGCCAGCTTCCTTCTCGCAGTCGTCCGCGTACTTCATCTCGGCGGTCCACTTGAGAATCGCAGGGTAGTTAGGATCGTGCGGGCCGATGACCTTGCCGGTGTTGAGTGAAAACTTGCGGGCGAGATACTTGCCATAACTCTCGCTCTCGTCGATAGCTGGCTCGACTTTGCGCAGCACATTGTCAAACCAGAACGACCGGCACGCCTCGATCATGTCCTTCTCAAGTTGGGGATCGCGCTCAATGCGGTACTGGGCCAAGGTGTTGCCGGAGAACAGCACGGCGAAGTTCCAGCCCCGTGCATTGCAGACGGCGGTATACCAAGCTGCTTGTATGAGATAGTGGGCGGGCACGCCATCGCTGCCCTCCTCGCCCCACTCCTCACTCTTGCGGGAGCTGCACTTGACCTCAAGCCCACTGTGCGCTGAGGGAATCCAGCCGTCGGGCGCGCCCAGCATCCAAGGCTCCGCGCCCTCAATGAGCGTTGAATCGCGCCACGGCCGGGATTTGGGGAAGATAACTCCGAGGTCGGCGGGCGCCACCACCTGAGTGCTGAAGCGCTCCTGGTAGCGGCCGCGCACGATGGGTTCAAGCGCGCTGCCCCAGTACAAGCACTCCTTGTCAAGCTCCGGCTGCTTCTCGGGGCTGACCTTGCCGGCGTAGATCTGAATAGGGCGCTTGTATGGGGAGAGGCCTAAAATAGCTGCCGCATCGGTTCCCCCTACGCCTCCCGCTCTTGACGCAGCATAACTTTCCTTTTCATCATAAATCGCCATGTCCGTACCTTGCCTTTCTGGAGATCGCTCTCTCAAATGTTTCGCCGCGTCTGATGCGGCGGTAGATCAAAGCTCGATTCAACCCTAACATTTCGCACCACTCCGCCAGGCAGCGAGTTTTGCCGTCTTTGGTGAAGCGTAGATTGGTTCTCTGATTGCGAGCCTGCTCTTTGCTTGTTGCCCAGCGACAGTTGCGTGGCTCGTAATCGCCATTGACATCCTGCCGATCTAAGCTCATTCCACCAGGGCGCAATCCCATGTCGGAGAAGAAGTTCTCAAACTTACTCCAACGGTCGCAAACTTTGATTCCACGACCGCCATAGTTATGATAGTCCTCGTTGTTTGGATTGTTGCACCGATCCTTGATGCTGTACCATGCCCGATATTCCGGCGTGCCGGTCATCCGATGTGTGGCGCTCGCTGACAATTCACTGCGAATACATCCACATGAGCGCGTATTACCCGACCGCAGAGAATGTCCAAACGCTATGATTTCATTGCCACAGTCACAGCGACATAGCCATACCGCGCGCATGTCAGTGCTATTGGTCCCATGTTGGCGAGAGTCGCGCCGCTCCAACACCAGCAGTTTGGTGAATCTCTTGCCGGTCATCTCGATAACATGGCACATCACTTGCCTTTCAGTGCCCAAATGCTTTCAATGGGCAGTTCGATGAATGCTGCGATTTTGAGCGCACTATCCAGCCTGGGGGTGCATCCGTGCTCGATCTGGCAGAGCGTGGCATTACTGACTTTGATGACCTTCTCCACCTGCCGGATCGTGACGCCCTTGCTTTCCCTCATGCCCTGGATGTCCACTAGCAGCCGCGTCTTGGTGGGTCTCTGCGCGGTCACTGAGATGCGCTTGCCGGGTTTCATTTGCGAAAGTTTCATATCGCAAACCATCCTAGAGAATCAAACTCGCTTTGTCAAGCGAATTATTTTCGTCGCCCTCTTCCCGCTCCCGCCTGGCCGCCTTGCCGTTGCGGGCGTAGGTGTTGCCGACGTGCCACTTGTGGCAAAACCCACAGAGGTAGCTGTTCATCTCGACCCCGTATATGATCTGCGAAGCCTTGGCCGCGGCGTCGGCCTTGCGCTCGGAGTTATGCCGTTGCTTGCCCCGGCAGGAGGAGGCCCAGCGATTACTCATGCGCCCGCCTTGTCTGCCGGGGGCGAGATGATTGGCGGAAGCGGTTTCGGCATCCAATACGTTACCTTGCCGTTGAGATCGATCATCTGCGACTCTTCCTCTCGATGCCATCCGGTTCCGCGCATATTGCCCTCATCGGCGTGAGGATCATTCCCGTCAACGTAGTTGATATCGCTAGAATCTGCGTCTTCGTCTTCGTAGTAATAATCTCCGTATGCGGCTAGGTCAATGTAGCCTCCCGCCTTGTTGTCGCATGTGATCCAGACAAGCCAATTGTGCGCGTAAGACTTCTCTGGTAACTGCTTGGTGATCGGACGCCATGTGAGCGCGGCCAGTTTCGCCTCAAGTTCGAGGATGCGAACTCGCTGCTGGTTGCATGTTTTGAAAGCCAGTTTCACGTCGTCGCGTAGAGAATCCGATACTTCATCGGTGGTTGCGCCCAGGTTGTCTTCTGGCTTTGAGTATCCGCTTGCTCCGTAGTGGTGGCGCATGAACTTCTCACTTGGCATTCGGTTCCTCTTTCGGCTGTGCGGCGCGTGCGGCGATCAGCGCGTTCACGTCGTCAACAACTGATAACACGGGTCCGGTGTATCCGTCGGGCATCGGATAAATCAGATAACTCAAATGCGGAAAGTCCTCATCGCTCACCGGCGCACTCCGCTGCGTCAACTTCTCCCGCAGTGCCTGGACCTCGGCCTCCAGCGCCGCGATCCGAGCAGCCATCTCCTGTTGATCTAGTGCCCAGACCTTTCCAGTTCCCTTGCAAGCGTGGCAGGAACCCATTCGCATCTGGCTTGGATCGACAAAAGAGCCGCGTTCTTTCATACCCACTCCGGCGCATAGAGGCCATTTGATTTTCAGGTACTCATGTATCTCAGCCATTGCTGGCCTCCTTCGCAAGCTCGGCGAGACGGGCGATGCGTAGCCTAGCGTAATCCTGCGCGGCATCCAAGGAATCTTTGCCACTAAATGTCGCACAAACTGCGCCATCTATGAGCACAGAATTTCCAGAGACAATCACCTGCTTTTGCGGCTCGGGAGCGAGACGGTTGCACACATCTTTTGCAAATTCAAGCCGGCGGAGAGGCCCTCCTTGGTGGTTTTGAGCTAGGATTGCTACGCGGACTTTCTCGATCTGCTCCAGCGTGAACGTCGGCTCCGGCCCGGCTGGCTGCTGGACCGTACCTGCCGCCGTCACCATAGGCACATACCGCAAAGGTGAAGGCTGCGCCATGCTGTATGTATCGGCTGGCTCTGACCCCGCTGGTCGCTCCAGTGCGAGCACGGCCTGAGCCGCAATTCTGGCGTAGTCAAGAGGGCAGTAGATGTGAGACTTTGCCCACTCATTGTTTATCGCTTGTTCTATCCTAAAACCCTTCTCACTCAGCATTTCCCCTCCTTCGCGCCCGTAGGCGGATGCTCGACCGGCCCGCTCTGGCACTCGCAGAACCCCACAAGTGCCAGCGGTCGGTAGCCCCTAGTTGTGTTGCACCTTCAGTTTCCTGCTGCCCCATAGGACCAGCAGCCCACTTCCCAACATCAACAATGGCCACGGCTCAGGCGCTTCACTGATGAACGTCTGCGGGTATCCTGCCGCGCTAGGATCACCCACAGGAACGTATATTGTGAACTGCGAATAGAATGCTTGCGTCTCAGTGTTGATGCTTGCAATCGCAGCGGCGAGTTGCGTGTCCGACCCTGCCGTCATAGGGACGTTTGAGGCAAACAGGCTCCATGCCGCCAGTTGGTCATTGATGTCGTTTGCAGGGGTGCTCTTAGCGTCGGCGTAGAGCCACGCGGCCTCTTTGTCGAGGTTCCCAGTCACGGCGGTAGGAATGACGTTCCAGGTCTCGCCCTGAGTGATCTCGTTGTTGAAGCTAAGGCACATCATGTCCGTTGACGGGCTCCCGTCAAGGCTGAGGTAGTACGGGTAGGTGTAAACCCCGTTGGTTTGGTTTGAACCCGTCCCGGTCAAGGTGAGGGTATCGGCTGAGGCGAACTGCGTGCAAACGGCGCACAAGGCAAAAAGGAGAACAATGTATTTCATTTTGTCTTTCACTTTCCCTTTCGATGGCTAATCGTGCATTAAGAGTATGGGGATAGACGTTACAAACTGTTTTACTGCCAGTGAGAATGAAACCACCACACGCCTATTGCCGCGAGGATGGAAAAAGTGAGGAGGGCGGAAAGAATCCAGATCATTTCGTCCGTTAGAGGATGAATGTGTAATTTCAATTGAGCCACCTTTCGAGAATTGGCCGAATCCAAATTCCAAAGTCACAACCGACAAGGAATACCAAAATGAATATCGCAATTCTTTCCCAATTCGGCTGAGGATTAGGAATACGCTTGACCACAATTGGCTTTGGCACAACAATTTCAGGAATGAATTGCGACACAAAGCTATTCAATTCAGACATATACCTATCCGCGTCTTCAATTCTCCTTTCCCTCAGAGCCAATTCGATGCGCTCTTCTAGGTTTTCCACCACGCGGGCAGGATTTGATTCTGTTGATTCTGTTGTGACCATATTTCCCTCTTTTCCTTAGCCAAATATCGTTGTGAACCCGCTGGCGTGCAGGAATCCAATATAGATTCCGAACGAAATTACGGCAATCAAAACAATAATTGCGAGAATTGCGATGAACGGAAGCAAATCAGACAATGTCATAAACTTTCCTTTCAAATTGCAAACCGTTGAAAATGTTGATACTTACAAATTGCGAAACAATTGAAAACCAAATTGAAAACCTTCAAAAAGCGCAGAAGAATGTACAAGTTTTGAAAAACAAGATCATTCAAGCACAAGATAGTCTCTTTTCCTTGTTCCGCGCCAGAATTTTGTTGATGGTTGAAGGGTGCCACGGAGACTTTCCGTGCTTTGTTCCCCGCGTTGGAACTCCATCAGAATTAAGGATTTGCGCGATCTGATCTGGTTTGTTTCCTTCGTCGCGCAGGACAATCATTCTGGCCACTACAGCCTTCTCTCCGGGGTAGTCGGGATGGCTACCATACGGACGACGGCCCTCGCAGCGTCCCTCCCTAATTCTCATCCTTTGCCGTGCTCCCCGCAATTTGATTACGAGCAATTCTTTTTCCAATTGGGCAATTGCGGTGAATATGACCCGCATGAAATTGCGGCTGGGATCATTTGAGCAAAGATCAGGCTCACAGGTGGAGAGCAGAGTGTAGCCAGAGGTTTTGATGTCCTTGACGATTGTTTCTGACACCATCAAATCTCTTGCCAAACGATCTAATTTCTCAATCAACAAGGTCTTGACGCCATTCTCTTCCAGCGCCGCGAAAAGCCTTGAGAGGGCAGGACGGTCGTCAAGCTCCTTCGTTCCTGAGACTCCACGCTCCTTGAAAATGCCTACGATCTGGAGACCGTGAGCGGCGGCGTACTCCCGGCAGGCGATGAACTGTCTGCGGAAGCCGTCACCACGGACTTGAGCCTTCCCACTGACGCGGAGGTAGACGAAGCACTTCATAGCATCCTCTCCATCCACACGATGACCCCAACGCTCAGGACCATCAGCAGCACTTCCCACCATGAGAATTTAGAACCCAATGTCGTTGTCATCGGTTTCCCTCAAAACGGTATGCGACTGTTGCATTAGTTTGATGTTCTCATTGAGTTCGGCAAGCTGGGCAGCGATCTCTCGCAGGTAGGCTACTTCTCCGTAGTTGGTTTCCCTGATCTCATCAGCGGTCATTCTTGCTCCTTCGTAGTGATGTTGAAGTGAATTTTCTCACTCCTGAGCGTTTCGTTTAGATCGGCCAACTGCGCTGCGATCTCAGAGTGAATTTCGCAAAGATACGTCAACCAGTACAGTTGTGCCTCGTTGGTTGTCATTGACTCGTCTTTGAGACGAGCGTCCAAATGGTGCTTGAACTTAGCCCTGATTTTCTCAGAATCCATAATCCTCATCACCTCCCGTTTTCATCTTTCTCGGCTTCGGAAGTTCGATCTCAATCTTTGGCTTCGGAGCCGGTTTGCGTTTCTTCTTGACGCCGTTCCATTCTCGACTTCGACATTCTCGGTTCGGGCAAGCATCCGGCAGTTTGCTTGCAACTATGCTTACCCATTTTAGCAAGCATACGTCGCATTGTAAAGACTTGCCGGGAACCATTACGTCGCCAAGGATCATCTCTTACTCCACCATGTTGCCATGAAAATTCCACAGACAGCATAATAGGAATCATGAAGCCATGACATGAAATGAGAGGATGTAGGAACCAAGGTATGTTTGAATATGCATCCGTCAACAATCTCACAGATAGCGAAAGCTAGAGATGTAAGAAGGCTCAATTTTACCGCTTCTGAGTATTTCACAGGTTAACCTCTTTCTCATCCTCGTCCACGATCTTTTGTAGATCGGCGATGAACTGTTCTTTGGTCAGGACTTTCCAGCCGTCGCCAAGGACACTAACGATTGTGTTGCAGGCGCTTTCGGTTTGTGGACGCCAGCGGAGTCCTAGCCCATCTGGGTCTTCGCCTACGACGACGTGGGAGAACTCTGACGCTTGGGCTTGGTCGATCAGACCTTGCAGTTCATGAGCCATTACTTTCCACCTTTCTTGATTGCCGCCATGATAGCGTCTCTCTCGGCTCCTGTGATGCTGAATCCGGGGAGTTCGATCTGCCGTCTTCCTGTAAAGAATCCTGCGTGACGCCTACCAGTCCACCCTGAAATTTTCCAGCCGATAGCATCACCGAACTCTTCCCAATACTTACGGTCGGCTGTGATCTCAGCGAGTTCCTTTTTGGTATACCTTCTCATTGCTTCACCCCCGCCAGTTTCTTAGCCCAGTAGGACCGAAGTCCAGCAAAGACAGTCTCAATCCTTTCCTCTGACGCGCCAAGAGAGATTGCTTTCTCTGCATAGATGTAGGCTTGTTCTATGCATCTGTCATTGCGCTCAGGAGTTCTATCAAGTGAGTGTTTCAGAGCTTCGGCGTAGTCTCGAATGGCGAACCTTCGATACATATCCGCTGCGATCATGCGGTCAGTTGCAGGAATCGTCTCAGGATTGAGTTGCTCCATTTCGGCTACGATCTGCTTGGCGATTTCTCGAACGTGGTTCATACAATCCTTTCTCTCTTGATTTCGTGTTTTGCAAATCCAAGCGCCTCTTCTTCAGTCCACCCGTAGTTAAGCCTAGCGCGAATGGTTGGACCTTTGATACCAGTTTCCTTAGCCCACTGGGATATTCCCTGAGTCTTGCCATTGGCTGTTAGCATGTGCGTTCGGCGTAGGTCTGTTCCGTTCCAAGTATGCCTGCCGCACCATCGGCAGCGTTCAGGAATCTCTTCACCTTGCGACTCCCATGACTTTTTGCATCCGGGAAGTTCGCAGGTGCAGAGTAAAACCGTTTTCGTTTTCTTCGTGACCACGTTGGTCTCCTAGATGTGCGTGTGGATGATGTAGCCGATGCCAAGGCCGAGTAATTCCGCCAACAGGACGCCAATAAAACGCGTCACATTCTCTTTCGTCGTGGCACTGTAGCCGTTTGGCTGATCTCCGTTGGATAACGTTCCAGTGAGCAATCCCAACCCAAGCATCGCCCAGTACGGAACCATGGGGAGATGTAGATACGGAACCACAAACCATGACCACAAGAGCCAGCGAATCCAAGCAGTAAGCATGGCAATCGGGAACATAGCTATCCCAATAAGAGCCATAATCGGAACCACCGCCACTCCGCCGATAAGGAAAACGAAGAAGCTCTCAAGAAGCGTGTACTTCTTTTCAGGTAATGCCATTGCAACTCCCGGTTTTCTTCTAGCAACTCCGCTAGACGGTTTTTAGTCCTCTATCAATCAAATGAGAATGAGT